TCCAGTTTTGAAATATTTTCTGATCCAGAAATTGATAGAAGATATTATTATGGATCCGTCAATAAACTTAAAGATTATTTAGAAGAAATAAAGGGGCTTTTATAGTCCCTTTATAATATGCCTTCTTAGTGTAACGACAGCACAATTGTCTTCAAAACAATTAGTAGGGGTTTGAATCCCTTAGAAGGTGCATGAAATAGATTAAAACAGTGTCTATTGTATTTAGAAATAATTAACATGCTAGAACTTGATTTAAGAATAGTAGAACTAAGAAAAGAAGGATATTCTTATAAAGAGATAAGACTAAAATTAGGAAATCCTTCTAATAAAAAAATTAGAGAGGTTCTTTTAGAGAATTGTCCAGAACTTGCTGGAGATACTGAAGAATGGAGAATTTTATATAAAAAAGCTTAATATATTAAGTAAATATGATATATTTTAAAAAGTGTATATATAAAATCATGGAGCCTTTTTGGATAGTATATATTAATTATATATTAAAAAAAGAAAAATTTGAGGATCGATTAAATAAGAAGATGGTAGATATTATTCTTGGTATAGAACCTCAAGATAAAAATAGTTTTACACAATAGTCAGTATGATATATGAAAAAGAGAGAGATTTATATATATATCTCTAGGAAGTGATTGTATTCATATTAATCAATGACTTAGTCAATATAACCTGCTAGAGACAGCAGGTTATATTATTAAATAAAGAATATTTATGAATGGAAAACCATTTATTAAATGGGTAGGAGGAAAAACTCAACTACTTTCTGAAATAGAAAGATTTTTACCCAAAGATTTTAAAGATATTACTTACATAGAACCATTTGTTGGTGGCGGAGCCACATTATTTTTTATTCTAAATACACATCCAGAGATAAAAAGAGTTGTTATTAGTGATATAAATAAGGATTTAATAGATACTTACAAAATAGTAAGGGATAAACCAATAGAGTTAATAAATTATTTGCAGAATATAGCTAATGAATATTTACCTTTGTCTGAAGAAGATAGAAAGAAATATTTTTTATTAAAAAGAGAACTTTATAATACAAAGAAATTAGGAGAATTAGAGAACTCTGCATTATTTATATTTCTAAATAAAACATGTTTTAATGGTTTATATAGAGTGAATAGTAAAGGATTGTTCAATAGTTCTTTTGGTGATTACAAGAATCCAAAGATTTGCGATAGAAAAACAATTATTGAAGACAGCAAACTCTTACAAAAAGTAGAGATATTGAATATAGATTTTGAAGAAACAATAAAATATGTAGGAGATAACACATTCTTTTATTTAGATCCACCTTATAAACCGATAAGTAAAACTGCAAAATTTACTTCTTACACAAAAGAAGCTTTTAATGATGAGGAACAGTTAAGACTTAGAGATTTCTGCATAAATCTTGATTTACTTGGGTATAAATTTTTATTAAGTAATTCAGACAATAAACTATTTTACGATATTTATAGTAAATTTATTATAAATAAAGTATATGCATCTAGAAATATAAGTTCAGACCCAGATAAAAGAAAAGGTGTGACAGAGTTACTAATAACAAATCTAAAACCTATTAATTAATCTGAACATGGGTAAACAAAAGAACAGACTCCCTAGTTATTATCAGGAGTCATTAGTTAAAGATTTTCAACCTAAAACTAAAAAGCAAGAAGATTTTATTGATTTAATAGATAAAAAAGAAATAGTTATCTGTAAAGGGCCATCAGGTAGTGGAAAAACTTATGTAGCTTTAGCAAAAGCACTTGATTTACTTGGTGGATATTATAAACAAATTATAGTTATTAAAAGTTTAACAGTTGTGCCAGAAGAAAATTTGGGAGCATTACCTGGAGATGTATCTAAAAAATTAGATCCATATATTATGAGTTTTACTTGGAATATAGATAAACTATGTGGAGAAGGTGCAGCTAAATCTTTAATGGATAAAAAGTTGATTAGTGTTCTTCCTATAGCTTTTGCTAGAGGTATAAGTATAGACAATAGTATTGTTATTATTGATGAGGTACAGAATTTATCTTTTCACACTTTTAAAACATTAATTACTAGAATAGGTAATAAAAGTAAGTATATACTAATGGGAGATACTGAACAAATAGATAGAAAGAAAATGGAAGACTCTCCATTAGAAAAGATATTCGATATATTTAAGGATGATCCATTAGTAGGAACTATAGAATTTACAGATGAAGATTGCGTTAGAAATCCTATAATCCCAAAGATACTTATAAAGTTACGAGAGAATGGGATATAGTACATACTAATAATTAAATATAAATTTTTTGTATAAGCATATTACTTTTAATAGAGATTATTAGTAGTATGCTTATTTTTATTTTAACACTATTTTATAATTTATTCTATAAATTAGTTGTAATTTTGCATGTACTACATGTAGTAGAAATAAATAAGTGTAATTATGTTAGAATTTGAAAAACTTCAAGTAGATAAAGAGAATGATGAAGTAAGTTATAATGATGAAAATCATACATATTGGACTAAAGGAGATCTTCAAAAGTGTATATCGGTAACAACTTTGATTCATAAATTTTCTGTTTTTGATGAATATTTTTGGAGTAGATACAAAGCTTTAGAAAATATACTTGATGGTGATACTTTTAAACAAATTAAACCTAAACTATTAGAGGATAAAATATTCGATGAAAATATACTTGATGAATTAAATATTGATAAAGATACTTTTGACATTGAGGTTAATAGGATATTATTAGAGTGGGAAGATAACAGAGAAAGAGCTTGTGACAGAGGAACAAGAATTCATAAAGACTATGAACTAAAGACTTTAGCATATGACTACTCTGCATTAAAAGAGTATGATATTCCAGAGCTTTCAGACAAGTTTATAGTAGATACTTCTAATAAAATTAAAGAAGGTTATTATGTATTACCAGAATTATTACTTAGTAGGATATCAGATGACGGGCTGCTTAAAATAGCAGGACAAGCTGATCTTGTTATAGTGCATGGCAATGAAGTGTCAATAGTAGATTACAAAACTAATAAAGAGATAAAGACTAAATCTTACTTTGATAGAAAAAAGAAGAAAAGTGAAAAGATGCTTTATCCTTTAAACCATCTAGATGATGTAAATTACTATCATTATGAACTTCAGTTATCTACTTATGCTTGGATTATAGAAAAAAATAATCCTAATTTAAAAGTTACAGGATTGTATTTATTGCATCATGATCATAATGACAATAAAACAGTTTATAAATGTGAGTATAGAAAAGATGATGTAGAAAGAATGCTTTCTTTTTACAAAAAAGAGATAGCATATGAAGATTATAAAAGGAGGAATAAACAATGGAGCTGGATCAAATAATATCTGGACACATCAAAGAGTTGCTGAATCAAGAGCAAGAACTCTTTAATGAAAGAATAAAGGTTTGTAGAGAATGCAAATTATTAACTAAAGATAGAATACTAGGAGAGATATGTGATAAACATAAATGGATAAATCCAAAAACAGGAGAATTATCTCTTATACAGATAGATGGTTATATAAATGGTTGTAACTGCCGCATTATGGCAAAAACAAGAGTACCTGAGGCTCATTGTCCATTGAAAAAGTGGTAGATGTTATAAATATTATACTCAGGTAAGAAAAAAAAATAGAGATTTTAATAATGAAAACAATTAATGATGATGAAATTATGGGAAATGAATTAGATCAGCTTAGGGGTAAATGGAATATGTCAAAAAATATAGTAGTTCCTACTAACCCAATAGCTGCCGAAGCTAGAAAATTAGAAGAAGAAAAGAAAGCTGAAGAGCTAGCACAAAAATTAAAAGAAGCACACTTAGCAAAACAAAAAGAAATTGAAGCAAGATTAGAAGGATTAGAACTAATTCCTAATGGAAATAGGTTAATTTTGATGCCTTATCCGTCTAATCCTTATGTAAAAGTAGTAACTGATACTGGTATTTTTATAGAACCAAACGGAAAATACTTTAATACTGATACAGGAGAGATAGATCAAGCTAAAGAACTAGTTGCTTGTGCTAAAGTAGTAGAAATTGGCCCAGATGTTAAATATATAAAAATAGGAGATGATGTGTACTATGATTCTAGAACAGTGTATCCACTCCCTTTTATGAATCTAGGTTATCTAGTAACTTCTGAGCCGCAGATTATAGCTATTATAAATAATGATTTAAAGATAAGGATGGGGATAAAGTAATGGAAGACAAAGTTTATTTTTTGCCAGGAGATCTGGTTACATTAAAAAAGGATATGCCAAATAAACCAACTATGTTAGTAGTTAAGAAAGTAACTAGATATTTTAAAGAAAACCCCTATTTTCAGGGTATATTATGTAGATGATTTACAAAAGATGGAGAATTGCAAGAGGCAATATGAAATACAAAGGATCTTCAGAAGTTATAATATGAAAGGGATTTATTGTATTAGAAATAATATAAATAACAAATGTTATATAGGTAGTTCTAAAAATATAAAATTAAGAAAAGGTGGTCATATTTCTCGATTAAGAAATAATAGACATCCTAATCAACATTTACAAAATTCTTGAAATAAATATGGACAAGATAATTTTATATTTGAGATTTTAGAGCAGTTATCTAAAGAATGTACAACTGAAGAATTACTTGCAAGAGAACAATATTACTTAGACACATTGAAACCTGAATATAATATTTTAAAAATTGCAGGCAGTATAGAAGGCTATAAACATTTAGAAGAAACTAAATTAAAGATTAGTAAATCTATGAAATGTGTAAGAAAAAGTAGTGAACATGCTAAACATATTAGAGAAAGTCAACAAGGAAAAATATTTACAGAAGATCATAAAAACAAATTATCTAAAGCTGCTAAAAATAGAGATAAATCTACTTTAGAATATAAAAATACTAAAATAATTATAGATAATATAGTTTATAATTCTATAAAAGAAGCTTCTGAAATTATTAATATTAAATATAATACAATTCAAAAAAGATTAGCAAATGATAATTTTAAGAATTATCAATATGTTATACCTAAAGAAGTCAAAAAATGTAAAAATATAACTAAAGGTACAAGTTTTAGAAATAGATCCGTAATAATTGATGAAATTGAATATGAATCCGCTTTAAAAGCTTCTAGAATTTTAGGAATGCGTATAGATACTATTAAATATAGAATTGTTAGTGAGACTTTTACTAATTATAATTTTAAATAAATTAAACTTTAACTATGAAGTATAAAAAATTACAACAGGGAGGTAATATTCCAAGATTGAATATCATTCAAGCCATACTAGGTATGAGGCCTGATAATAAAACACAATTAAATTCAGAAGAGTATGGTTATTCTTATAGAAGACCATGAGGAGATGCAATCTATTCAGAGATTGTTAAAAAAATCCCATATGGTAATGGAACTCTAACTTCCCAAAGAAAGATTGTTAATCCATTAACACCTAAAGCTGATACTATATATACTATGCCATCTGGAGATAGAGTTACTAGTCCAGAAGATTTAGCTAGGTATAAATATAAATTTAAATTGCTAGATTCACTAGCTAGTAAAAAACAAGAAGGTGGAACTATAGATATGAATAATGAATCAGAAGATAGAGAACAGTTAATAGTAAACTTTGCAGCAGAGCTCTTAAAAGCAAGTGGATTAAATGAAGAAGATGTGGTAGATGATGAAGGTAATATAAAGGAAGAGTATGCTGGATTTTTAGTTGATGCTATAAGTGAAGTTGATTCTCCAGAATTCTGGGAAGAGTTTAAAAAGTCACCTACTACTGTTGTAGAAGAATATATAAAGTCTAAGACTCCTGAGAAAGTAGAATATGCTAAGAAGGGAATGAAGCTTAAACAGTTAAAAAGTAAAAAGAACAGAAAATGCAAGTGTGGTTGTGATCTTGTTCTTAAGAAAGAAGCTGGAGGAACAATAGTTGAAGTTTGTTCTTGTGGATGTAAAAATAAATAAATATGCAATATTTTAAATTTAATAGGGAAACTAATAATGTGGAAATCCTAGATGATCGAGTATTAGTAATAAAAGAATTCAGAGCTTTATTAGATCCTAAAAGGAATAAGACAAAATCCGATCCTTCAGGAGAAAATCAAGAACTAGCACAAAAAGAATTCATATTTATGTTCTTATATTTTGACTGAGAAAGTCCATATTTCAAGTTTTCTGAAGAAGATAGAAGATTAGCAGCCATTGAAGATTCAGGACTAACAGATAAAGAATTAGAAGATCCTTTATTTATAGAAGCATGTAATAAATACAATGACTTACAAGAAAAAAATCAATCTATAAGACTGTTAAAAGCTTGTATGACTACAATTGATAATGTTATTTATTATCTAAAAAATGTGGATGTAAATGAAAGAAGTAAGCCAGATGGTAGACCTATATTCAAGACTAAAGATGTTATAGCTGAAATCAAGGGTGCTAAAGATCTTATAACTTCTATTAATGAGTTAGAGAAGGAGGTTAAAGAGGGGTTGTCTAATGAAACTACTTTACGAGGTGACGTAGAGCCAGGATTTTATGATTAGTTATGGGAGCAATAATAGAAGGACAGTATTGAGACTATGGGCCTAACGATACTATAGATTGTTTTGATATAGAGAAATCATATTTCTTGACAAAGTATAGACCTATAAATGACAAGGAAGGTTTAGATTTTAATCCTGATTGATTTAGAGAAGATGCTATTAGGAAACAATCCACTGGAAGATATTCTAATACAATATATGGAACTAGAAAATATAAAGAATTCTGGGATGAAAGAATGAGGAGGTGTATAGAAGGTTATGAAGTGAATGGTTATAGAATAACAGGAGATAATTATTTCTTTTTAAATTTCTATAATCTAAAAACTTCTGAGATAGATACTATTAATCAAACTTATGGTTTTCCATCTTTTCTAGTTTTTCAATATGAATATTTCCATTATATAGAAATGTGTCAGTTGTTAGGTAAAGATGTTGCAGTATTAAAGTCTAGGGGACTTGGATTTTCAGAAATGGCTTCAGCTATAGCAGTAAATCATTACACTATGATTCCTAATTATAGGATACTAGTTACTGCTTATTCTAAAAAACACTTAGATCCAACACTATTAAAACTATGATACCAATTAGACTGACTTAATGAAAATACTGAAGGAGCTCTAAAAAGAGTAAGAATGGTAATAAATACTAGTACTCATAAAAGAGCTTCTAAAAAAACAAAAGATTCAGCTGAAATTGGACGAATGTCTGAAATACAAGGAATAATTGTAGATGAACCAGACAAGTTAAGAGGTGACCGTGTACAAATGCTAATCTACGAGGAGGCAGGTGCAGATCCAGAACTTTCTAGGAAATGAACGAAGGGAGAAGCTCTTATAACTGTGTTAGGTGGAAAAAGAGTTGGTATGCGAATAGCTTTTGGTACTGGTGGTTCATCTAAAGCTGGATCTATGGAGGGACTAAAAAATATGATTACTAGTCCAGAATCTTTTAATCTTCTCCCAGTAAAACACAATTTCACAGCTGACGGCTCATATAAAACTACTGGAATGTTTATTCCAGCTTATAGAATTGTCTATTCTTTAATTGACAACAGAGGTTATTGTAATAGGGATAAAGCTATAGAATGGTACAATATAGAAAGAGAAAAGAAAGCTTTAGATCCCAAAGAATTCATGAACTATAAAACTGAATTCTGTTTTACCATAGAAGAAGCACTCCTTCAAAAGGAAGATAATATGTTTCCAAGAGAAGAGTTGACAGAACAGCTTACTGCATTGGATATATATAAAACTATAGAACCTCCTAAAAGAGGCTATTTAATTTGGGAAACATATAAGGATGGAGAAAATAGAGGAGAAAGAACTGGAAAAGTTTTATGAAGAGAAGATCCAAATGGTAATATATATATAGCAGAACATCCTTTATTAGGAGATAGTGGGGCTGGATTTAATAATCTATATGTAGGAGGTATAGACTCTATAGATATAGGTTCTAAAGACTCAGCAACATTGGAACAAAGCAAATTATCAGATTTCTGTATTCTTATAAAGAAAAGAGTATTTGGTTTAAATCCTCCACAATATGTAGCTATGTACAAGGATAGACCAAAAGATCCTAGAGAAGCTTACGAGAATGCAGCAAAACTACTAACATATTATAATGGGGCAAAAGCAGTTCTTGAATCTACCAGAACAGCCTTACTTACATATTTTAGAGATAAAAAATATATGTACATGCTTATGAAGAGACCTAGAGCTACACTATCTGATGTTTCTAAGTCTAATTCTAATATGTATGGAGCACCATCTAATGAAAAAACTATAAATCACGGTAGAGAACTTGTCTATGATTTTTGTTTAGACTATGCTAATACAATAACATTTAGAGAAATGTTAGAACAACTATTAGGATACTCTGATGAAAGAAAAAGAGAGTTTGATATTGTTGCTGCCATGATTATGGCTGAACTGGCAGATGAAGAGTTATCTTCAAAAGTTCCAGTTGAAAGACAGGAAGTAGCTAAAAACTTTAGAGATTTTGGATGATGGACAGATAGTAATGGATATAGACATTATGGGGTAATACCTAAAACAGACTGAGAAAAAGATGCGAATAGAAGAATTAGAGAATACGATTCGTGACTATATAAAGACTTTATATAAAGCAACTTATAATAGAAGATTAGAAGTAACTAACGATAATGGAGTTTACTCCCTAATCTTAGGTATTCCAGATGATGTGATGCCAACAACTATAAGTTTACAAACAACTGATCCTCAAGAATTTCTTTCTTATATATATGAAGAATTAAAAACTAGAAATTATATGAAGATATATTTTTATCAAGTTCGGAGGACTGGAAATCTAAAAAAATATGAAATATAGTGAAAAAGAACAGGAATACATACACGAGATAGATAGAGCTATAACAGAGTTAGTTTATGAAAAAATTAAACTAATAAAAGCTTATAACTATTATCATGGAAGAAGAGATCCTGAACAATTTAGGCACTTAGAAGAAAACTATGGTATTGGTACTCCAACATCTGTTGAGTTTGTTCCTTTAGTTAGGAAACATATAGATGTGTTAGTTGGAGAGTATTTAACTATACCTATATTGCCAAAAGTATCTTGTAAGGATAAAGAAACCCTATCTAAAATAAGTCAGGATAGATTGAAATATGTTAATCAAGCATTAGCCGATAGAATAAAAGAACATATAAGAAGTATAATTAATGGAGAATATAATGATAATCCCAGATTATCTGCCGAACTTGATGAATTACAAAAATCTTTAGAAAGTAATTATATATCTGAATATGAAATAGCTGCTCAAAATATTATTGAATGAGCTATGCAGTCTAGAGATATAGATTTTTTAAATAACGGAAGATTACTATTAACAGATCTTCTAATTACTGGTACCTGTTATTATAGAACTCTAGAAAATGCAGAAGGAACTAATGTAGATTTAAAAGCTTTAAATCCATTACATACTTTCTTAGATAGAAACTTCTCTTCTAAGTTTCATAAAGATTCTCAAAGAGTAGTTATTAGGGATTATATGACTAAGAATGAAATACTTCAAAATTATGGAGAACTTTTAACTCAGGAAGATATAGATTCTTTAGATACTAGTTTATATGTTGATAATGATTCCACATATGTCAGAAGTTTTGGAGATTCTATAGTTGGAGTAGCTGATCCATCATCTGAAGGTATATTAGGTGGATTTGAAGTAACTCCTTTATATAATCTTAATTCTAATTTCAAACTTAGAAGATTTCCAGTCTATGATGTTGAATGATTACAAGTAGATAAGGAAGATGGTAAATTTATTACAAATAGGTATAGAGGTATAAGAATAGGATATAGTATATACATTTTAATGGGTAAAGTTAAGAATGTTACTAGAAGTGTTTCTAATCCATATAAATGTGGTTTGTCAGTAAATGGAGTATTTTACTCTGATAGAAATGGTAATCCATTCTCTTTAATATTAGCAACAGCAAATCTTCAGGACAAGTGAGATGTTATTAACTTTTATAAAGACAATTTAATAGCTGAATCTGGCACTAAGGGAGATTGAATAGACTTAGCATATCTTCCTAATGTACTAGGAACTGATCTTGCAGAAAAGGTTATGAAGTGGAAAGCTTATAAAAAGCAAGGTACTGCATTAATAGATTCTTCACAAGAAGGTACTCAACCTATGAATACAACCTTTGCAGGATATGATGATACTATATCTTATCAAGCTATGCAAGCATTAGATCTAGCTCTTGAAAGAATAGAAAATACCTGTAGTGCAATTACTGGAGTATTTAGGGAAAAATTAGGAGGTATAGAACAAAGGGATGCTGTAACTAATGTACAAGTTGGTATAAGGTATTCTAGTTATACAACTAAACAATTCTTTTATATGATGGATTTAGTGACCAGAGAAATATTACTAGATCTATTAGATATGTGTAAAATCGTGTTTAAGGATGGGATTATAGGAACTATTATACTTGGTGACAGGCTTAACAAAGTATTTACAGCTTTACCAGAATATTATACAATGACTGATTTTGATATACATATTACAGATACTTCTGAAATGATAAAAGATTCTGAACTGTTGAAACAATTGAGTTTTGAATTCTCTAAGAATAATAATATTGATCCTGAAATTGTTATAGATATTATAACTTCTAAGAGTCTTACTAAGATGAAATCTGATGTAACTAATGCTATTAGAAAGAAAAGAGAAGAATCAATTGAAGCTATGCAAATGCAACAACAATTAGAGGCAGCTTCAAAGGAAGTTCAAAGAGCGCAAGAAGAAATTAGAAAGTTACAATCCCAAGTACAACAGCTTAACCAAGAGAAGTTAAATATTGAAAAAGAAAGATTAAATAAAGAAACTGAAGTTGCTTGGTATAAAGCTAGAACAGACAGAGATCTTAAAGAAAGAGAATTGAAGGTGAAAGAAAATCAAGTTAAAGCTGAAGTTCTTCAACTTTATGATAGTAACCGTAATAACGACGAAATAAAAAATATATAATGGAGGCAACATTTAAAATATCAAAATTAGGAGAATTTGGTTTATTAGTAGAAGGGTTAGAATCTGATGCTGGGCAATACTTAGCAGAAGACAATGTAACTATAAGTCATAGAGCATATAGATGAGACCATTCTATTACTATAAATACAATATCCTATTTAAATTCAGAGGGTGCAGAGACTTTTAAAGAATATAAATTTGTAGACCATGCAGACTGTTGTACTGATAGACAAGAAGTACAACTTGATAAAGATGGTTTATATAGAATTGCACATATAATAATACCTACAAAAACATGAATAGATTTTGCAGTAGGATTAGGAGAAAATTTTAATTTGTATAACAAAGTATATTTTTATGATAATGGTAAAATATACTTATGAAATGGGAACAGTTCAATAGAAGTACCATTTTCTGAATTTTATAATGAAGCTCCGTCTGAATTAAATACTATAATTAGGTCAGATAAGAATACATTTGCAATGTATTATCTAAATAAATGTTTTAGTACTTTAGTAAAAGACATATTAAAAGATCTACCTACTTGTAATAGTACAACTTTAGACAAAAAAGTTAATGATAGAGATTTAATATGGATGTTTATAAATGTTATTAAGTATTGTTTGGATACAGCACAATTATATGAAGCACAGAGATTTTTAGAAAAGTTAAATAAGTGCAATACTATTTGCACTGATATAAAACCTTCAAGTAATGGCTGCGGATGTAACTAATTTAAAAATACAAACCATACATAGATTTGATGAATGGTTATATGAAGCATCTTATGGTCATTATAAAGATTACAGTATGATACTTCATATGATATCGTTAGTACAAGTATGAAATGATATAGATAATGTAGAACCTATTTATGAATTTTTAGTAAATAATTAATATGTTACCAAAAAATAGATATGCTTGTATATCTGATTTAAAAGATTACTTTAAAAAGACAGATCTTTTAAGTGGACTTACAGAATTTGAAAAGAAAGAATTAAGAAGGAATATTGGAGTTGTAGATTATATAGGAGAAGATGGGCAACCTGCTCCAATTGAATTAACATATTTAGCACTATTAGAAACCATAAATAGAAACTCTTTAATAGTAGGAGCAAAATATATAATTACTGACTTTCAAACAATATATTCTTCAAATGTAGGTACAATAAGAGAAACTTGAGGTTCTACTATAAACCCGTCTCCAGTATATAGATTGCTTGTGTCTGCTTTAGATGTAAATAAGTTAGATTCTAGAGCTTATATTGTAGGTAAAGATTGACAAGTAGAATACGATGTTACACAAGAAACGCTTGAGGACGGTGTTAAAACTAAAGGTAAAATTACTTGACTAAAAGACAACAATGGTAATTCTGCATACTATGATTTTAAGAATGTAAAATTTAGAAGGACTAGAGAAGAATTAAGAAACACTACTATAGAGATAGCTAGTCCTTATTTAGATCTTTTTACATTCTCAACAATAAGAGAAAATGATGTAGTAGCAGATTCTTCAGAAACAGTTTTATGTGAATACAATGTTTTAAAAGAAAATTGTTGAAATAATGTGTTTATAGGTGATACTTATAATAATATATTTGAAGCAGAATTTAAGCATAATACTTTTATAAGAGGATGTTATAATTCTCATTTTCTATGGAATACCTATAATAATCTATTCCATGAACCTGTTGCTTATACAGAGGGAAGTATATCTAATAAAGTATCTCCAATAGGAAATACTGATTTCTCAACTTCTATATCAAAGACAATTCATAAAGTGAATGATGCTACAATTTTATCATTTTTAGATCCAATTACCTATTCTTATC